GATTGGAATAATCGTTCCTTGACCTATCAGTCTAGCTACCTGTATTACATTAGATATAGATATTTGCATGTTTTTACCAAAGAGCTATAATGTTAGTAGCAGTAGAGGTAGCGTTTACCCTTAAAACCTGTACAGGAATAAATTGACCCGCAGGCATGCCCTTTAATGATACAATATCTCCACCGGTTGTCATGATGTCAACGTTACCCGTTCCACCACAATACAACACACAACCATTACTAGGGTTGTCTTTCTGTGAATAGACCGTATACGCCGTTGCAGCAGGCACAGCGATAGTTACCAATAGTGTAGTTGCATTAGATACAGCAGTCACTTTAGCAGCTACCGTTCCCGCGTACACAATGTCACCCACGTTTACTCTGTTTACAATGAAGTTACCCGCCGAGTCAATAAGACTTAATGAGTTAGCTCCTGTAGTTGTTCCCGCCTTAGCCACAACAGACACGTTAGGTATGTTAACTGTATCACTTGGTATCACAGCTAGAGCTCTACCCGCTTGTAGTTTTTGATATGCCATTACTTATCTTCTTTTATGTAGGGAAATACCCTGTTTAATGTTTCTTTTCTCTTACCACAGCCGCAATCTTTACCCGTAGCCTTAGAAATAGCCTCAGTGACAGCCTTTATGCCCGTAACCTTAGTTATCTTCTCTACCGTATCGCCTAAACCTGTTGATTTCATTTGCTGCAAACCTTAGATGCTAACTTATTAGATGCTTGAGGAGAATGACCTTTCTTCTTGAAAGCATCATAAGCCTTCATCCCTTTCTTACACATAGGCTTAGTGCCGAACTTAGACATACCTAACGGATTCTTTAAATCTCTAGACATACTACTTCTTTTTCTTCTCACTAGCTAGGTAGTAAGCCCTAACTTCGTCATTAGATGGTTTCTTCTCGTTCTTACCGTACTGAATGTTCCAAATACTAGCATCACCACCACTCTTATCAATAGCTTTCTGCCACTTAGTCTTCTTTGGTGGGTCAAACTTAGACCCCGATAAAGGGTTCTTTAAATCTCGTGCCATAGTATTGTTTTGTTTCTACAAATATAGTTAATATTAATTTAACTAGGTCTGTTTACAATTCCATACCTTTGTCATATAAAATCAAATCAAATGAAAGACGATTACCTAAAGTATTGGAGAGTTATACGCTACTTCGTTAAGGCAAAGTACAAATTAAGTCAGTGTGATTTAGACATGATACTGTTCCTTCACTCCGAAAAGCATTTCGATAAAGCCAAGTTCACCGAGTTTGACGAATTACTACGATGGGATGTGTGTAGATTCGAACGTCTAAGAAAGTTAGATTGGATAAAGGTGTTTAGAAAGAGGTGCGGACCTACAAAAACAGTCTACGTGCTCTCATATAAAGCCAATAGACTAGTTACGTCTATATATAAAAAGCTAAGTGGCGAGGAAATCCCCACCACTCAAGCTAATAACCCTATGTATGCCAAGAATGTAAAGTATTCCGACAAGGTGTACCGTAATTTTATTAAAGAAATGAATGCAGCTACAAAACTACTACGACATCGCGCTCCTGAATAATAGTAAACTGCTCATTCTCGATGAACATAGAGTACCCGGCTGTACTATCGTAGTAAATAACATCATCTGATACTATCACTTCTACTAAAGTACCCGGCTCTGCTACTATAGCCTTCTTATATCGTATATCCTTTACGTCATCATGAGAAAGTAAGAGGCCTGACTCAGTCTTAACCTCTTCCTTTATCTCTTTAATCGCGATGTATTTTCCTATTGGTCTCATAGTTGTTCAATTCTATATTTTAATATGCTTAAATAAGTATTCATCGCTGATGCCTGAAGCTTCATTAGCTCCCTTTGGTTTCTGCTAACTGCCATAGCGGCGTCAGAATCTAGAAAATCCTTCAACTTAACCAACCTATCCTCTAGCTCAACCTTCTCTGTGTCTAATCTTGACTTGAAATCACTCATATCTTAACCTTTTGTGTCATAACTACGTGCCATTGTGACAATAGCGTTAGTACTTAGTAACGTAATAGCTACCGAAACAGAGTTTTGTAAGGCATTCTTAGTAACCTTCATAGGGTCAATAACACCCATCTTCATTAAGTTACCGTATTTACCGTTCTTCACGTCATAACCATGTCCTTTCTTAAACGGAACGTCCATGTATATGTCGCTATACTTTAATCCTGCGTTAAATAAGATGGTCTTAATCGGTGCAAGTAATGATTTCCTCATTATAGAGTAAGCCGTAAGCTTCTCCTTAGACCAATCTTGATTGCTAGATAGTAACGTAGAGATGTTTTGTAAAGCCAATCCACCACCCGGTAGAATACCCTCCATAGTAGCCGAACGTACAGCACACACAGCGTCATCTACTCTATCAAACAACTCTTTATGCTCCATGTCAGTCTGACCGCCGACGTAAATTACACCAACACCACCGGTTAATGAAGCTATCCTAGATAGAATGAACTCACGCTCAACCTTTGTACTAGATGCTGCATGCGCTCCGTGAAGCTGCTCAACGCGCTCATCAATATCTCCTTGTGATACCACCTCGTCATCTTTGATAATGATAGTAGAAGACCTTCCAATGATAGCCTTCTTAGCTTTACCCAAGTCAGTCATCTCCATCAAGCTTAAATCATCACCCGTCTTCTCACTGAAGTACGTAGCCCCAACAGATAAAGCGATGTCATTCATCAACTCATGCTGCTTGTATCCAAAGTTTGGTGGTTGTATAACACATATCTTTAAACCGTTCTTCATAACGTTAGCAGACAACGTGTTTATTACGTTACCCGAACATGGGGCAACTATAAGTAACTTGCTGCCTTCCTTAATAATCGGCTTAAGTATATTCTCAATCTGTAGTATGTTGCTTATCTCAGCGTCGCTGACCAACACATGCACATCCTCAAAGATGCACTCGTCCTTCTTGTGGTTGTTGATAAACAGGTTCGATGAATATCCTCTGTCTACCTTAATCCCCATCGTGGTCTCAAAATGCGTATCTGAAGTTTGTGAACGCTCAACAGTAACAATACCATTTGTTCCAACCTCCTTATATACATCCGCAATTATATTCCCTATCACAGGGTCATTGTTTGCCGAAATTGTGGCAACACTAGCAAGTGTGTCGTTAGTGACCGGCTTGCTCATCTTCTTTAATTTCCCAACCACAACATTTGTTAGCTCAGTCAACTCACGCAATACAAGCGTCTTGTTTAAACCCTCCACCAACTCAGCATCTCCACTACGGACAAACGCGTTCGATAGAACTATTGCTGTCGTTGTACCATCACCCGCAGATAACGCAGTCTTCTCCGCCGCCTCCTTTACGATACGTACCGCAAGGTTCTCAACAGGGTCAAGCAATGCTATCGACTTAGCTACAGTAACTCCATCCTTCGTGACAGTCATTCCCGCAATGTGCTCCTCTGACTCTATCAACACAGTGCTCCCCTGAGGTCCTAATGTGCTGCCAACTGCAGTAGTGATTTTCTCTAATCCCTTGAATAATTTTTCCCTTCCCAATTCCGAGAAGTGTAACTCTTTAGGAGTGTATCCTGATTGACTCATCTTTATTTGATTTGATTTCTACAAAGATAAACCTTTTTATTAAATAAACAAAATGCTGATTTCTTTGGTCGCTCTATATATATATATATATATAATATATATTATTATTATTCTCTCACTGTATTGGATATTAAAATCAACATAATCAACACTAGTCTTGAAACTCAGATAGTTAGCTCAAAATTATCAGCACAAAATCAACATAGAATCAACACATAATGTCGATAATAGCAAAAAAAAGAAGCCGAAGCCCCTTTCTTAAGAACCGAAAGTCACTACCCAATCAGTTCATTCACCAAACACAATGTTATTCTACCCGTATATGTAAACTTATCAATCCCAAAAATAGGATGTATTCACTATAACTGAAGTCGGCATCTGCCCTGTATATAGAAAAGCCTAATGCAAATCCTACCTGTAATCTGTTCTGTAATGTTATCTCGTACATGGGGTAAAGGTAATAAATTTTTTAGATACATAGGGGTCGGAGATTCCCCCCCCGTGTGACGCGCGCCAAGCTCAAAGGAAAGTGATTTTATTTCGAGGGGGTGGGGTCGAGTTTTGGCTGAAGCTTCCCAATTGTTTGGCGTTTTCCTGTGGGGTGTAGATGCGGCTCACCTATGTGCTGCTTGTAGCTCACCTGCCTGCTAGCTCGTAGCTGCTCACCTGCTAGCTGCTCACTATATATACACGCGCCTTAGCTTTGGCGATACGTTCACCTATCCGCTCACCATGTCCGCTCACACGGACAACAGCCATCAATCGTAAGAGAGTTTCTTATCGGCGAGAAAACGCTACAGACTATGCTATCAGTACGCAAGAGACCGAGAGACATCTCGTCATCCCTAGCCTATCCATTATCCCTAGAAACTTTATCATAAATAAACTCGGTAAACATCCTAGTAATACTCTACCATTGCGGAGATGCTGAGTGAATAATTGAAATTAAATGCAAATTAAATAGTAATGTACTAGATTTATACAAGTAATAGACTATCTTTGCAGAGCAAGTCCGAGAGACGCGACTGCACAATCTGAGTTAAGGCGCTCATTATCAACAACTTAGCCTCGTTCATTGACATATTGACAAGGAAATTCGCAAAATTCAGCAGTCGGCTTAGCTTAGGCTATCGGTCTCATACGATAAGAGACTTAATCGACAGAACGTTTATCCGACTCAAGTTACTAATGCAGCAGCGATAGTTACAAGCCTATCACCATACGGAATGCAGAGTAGTAACTACTAGACCATACAGATATGAAATTCCCAACTAACAAGAAGAATACAACATTCTTAGAAGGATTAAAGGTACAGACAATGATAACGGACAGAGAATGGTTCGTGTACACTAAACAAGATTGTGGAGCTACTGACTATATGTTCTTTGAGACTTGTGACCAAGCTATGAATTACTACAGAAAAGTATCGGTCTTATATGGCTATATGGAGTTGATACACGGCAGCGCATTTCGGTCACCGAGCGGTAAGACTCTAGTACAGATAAACAAACGCTGTACTAATGCTATATACAATATGGATGTGATTACGCTTAGTTAACTGATGATTCGGTAACGATGAAACCTTGTCCGCTTGAACGGACTCGGTATTAACTTAAAACAAGCAGTGTTATGAAAAATTTATTAGGAGCATCAGAATTAGAATTGTTAAACCAACACATCAATCTTGACAAGGTGACTAGCTTAACAGCGGACATTAGCAAAGGAGTGAGAACAGCGTTTGATAAGCAGATTGAATTGTCATTGATTATGCACAATGGCTACGAGTGGTTTAAGTCACCGGAAGCTAAGCAGGTGATGAAGGCATTAGATATTGAGATGTCTACAGAGGAATTTCATACCAAGGCATTCGGATTTAAGAAGTCGTTCTTCTACGATATGGTTAAGGTAGGCGGAATTAGAGCCAATGAGACTGAGGTAGTATCGAAGTACAAGAAGGAATGCAACAAGATTGAGAAGGATGGAGAGTCAAGCGGTCGTTCAGTGAAAGGATTACTAGCATTTGCTAAGCAAGTGGAAGCGGCAGAGGATGAGGCTGAAGAAGGCGAAGAGGCTGAAGCGGTTGAGGTGGAAGCTAAGGCGAAGGCTTTAATGACATTCGCTATCAAAGGTGACCTTACCATGGATGGTAAAGGAGCATCAATTAGACTGATGGACAATGGTGAGATTAAGGTGAGTGGTTCATCTAGTGAGATTCACGATTCAGTACACACGATGTTCGAGAATGCCTCTAAGGAGCTTATCTCGATGGAGTCTGATGCTGTGCCAATTGAAGAGGTGGTAGCTAAGGTGAACAAGGAGTACAAGGCTGAGAAGAAAGCTAAGGCTGAGAAGATTGAGGTGTATGTGTTAGAGGATGATGAGTTTGAGCAGTCAATTACTCACAGAGACCAATGTAACGCTGACTTAGGTGACTATGTGAATGAGAGACTAGAGAGAGGAGAGATAGACGAAGAGAACGCTGCTGAGCTTAGAATGGGAGCGTAAGGTTAACTGATGAGAGTTTGATACTCGAAACGCCGTGAGGCGTCTTAACCAATACATAACAAGATGGATACATTAAAAGAAGTACTAGACAGACTAGATATGTTCAGTGTAGTTAGCGCTACAAGAGACACCAACTACGCCTTAATATTCCACAATGGGATGAAGGTTAGCTACAAGGTAAAGACTCTATCAAGACACCAAGACGAGATGACTTTTCAAGCGGTGTTAAGGGTTACTTTAGATGATGGAGCTCCATTCACGTGGGGTTGCAGTACAGAAGCTGACAACAGACTCCTAGTGGATTGGTACAGAGCGCACGAGAGTAGAGCTAGAGAGTTAGAGTATAGCCACCAAGACTCTAAGCTAGAAGCCTTAAACAAGATACTTAGTTAACTGATGATTCCATAAGGATGAAACGCCGCAAGGCGTATTAACTTAAAACAAGCAGTATTATGATAGACTTACTAGAAAGACAGATTCAGATTACAGATGGTTCAATTCACTCACTGAAGGCAGTATTGAAAGAGCTGAAGATTGCCACAGAGTCACAATTCCTTACAGATTTTGACACTCAGTTAAACCTTAACGGAGCACAGAGCAACAGAGCCGTTTGGAACTTGATATGTAGCCGAAGAGACGTTAGGCTATGGCAAGTGGGAATGAAACCTCACAGAGGATGGAAGATAACGGATGTCAAGAATTACTTTGGCATCAAAGGGAACAAGGATGTAATCGTAGAGAAGATTGAGTATCTATGTGAGATGTTTTTGCCTAGTAAAGAGTAACAAATGGTAGTCCGTTCACGCGGACTATCTTCTGTCTATGGATGTGTATCTATACTGATGATGACTTAAAATAGTCGAAACAGAAACCACTAATACAAACGATATGTTAAAAGATTTTTTCAACGCAGCAATGTTCGTGTTCTTATTATTCGCTACAATAGTACCGGTAATGATATTCGGAGCAACAACAGACTTAGAGTGGCTAATTTTAGCACCAATCGGAGCATACGCTCTTTATTTACACCTAGAAAAACAAAGTTATGAGAACAATTAGAACCTTTAGTACGTCAGATATGGATTGTTTCTGTATCACAGAGGATTACTTAGAAGACACGCATGCAACTAATCAAGAGATTGCTGCAGCGAAGAAATCCGGAATGAACGTGTATTTCACGTTATTCGATGATGACTGCATTAAGTACTATGCAGGCTATATGAATGAAGATATAGATGATGAGTTTGAGCCACTAGATTGGGCAATGGGCGAAGCGGGATGTACAGAGATGAAGATAAGAAATAAAGTAACCGGTCAAATGGAGACCCTATAAAACTAAGATATGGAAAAGCAATTCGACAGAGGTATTTATAATACCATACTAATACACACAGCTAGAACTTGGGAACGGATAAGGCTAACTCAAGAACACGAAGAGATGCCTTTAGATAATATATCAAGCGTAGCAGCTATTGAAGAGGTAGCTACAGATATTATCAACTCAGATATAGTGCAAGAGTTTTTAACGCATAGAGATGGCTCTATATGGGATAGGAGTGGCTACGGCTGTTCTGATGCCTACATAGATAACCTAGCAACAAGAATTATAGTAACCGAATTTTTAAACGACTAAGATATGAAGACTCAAGAAGAAATAATCAAGACAATGTCGGACTTAATTATAGAGCCGCTAAGAGAGGATAACCAAGAGCTGACTAATAGAGTCGCTCACTTAGAGGAAAGCCTACACGAAGCCTTTGATGTGGTTAAGCTATACAAATCACTAGTCAACGAAGGTGCAATTTATGTCAACACATATTCACAAGATTGCGATGGAGTCTCTTCTGAATATCGCTACACGTTCACGGATGTGGATGAGTACTTTATGGCTGAAAAGCATTTTTACGAACAAGATTTTGAAGGAGCTCACTCGTGGAATGTTGTAAGAAAGAGTGACTTAATCAAAGAGGAAGGAACATTCGGTCACGGATGGGACATCAAGTAGAGTGAATTATCCCATAGACCAAGTGGTTGTAACATATTTCGCGATATGTATGGGAACTAACTAAAAAAGAAACGATATGTGGAGATTATCTTACGGAATAGATGATGTGGAATTTGAATACGCTATAATTGAATGTATTAAGCCATCAAGAACAAAGAAGTGGAAAGAATTAGAGTCAATGATTAACAGCGGAAAGGTTGATTCTATAAAGTATTCACTAATTAATCCTTAATATGCTTGTGTATGTACAATTAATGTCTTATATTTGTCTAACTAATAACAACTGCTACTTATGATTACTTACTCGATTACCATCAAGACTCAGTGGGGTGTATATAATACGCTCACGAAGGATTTCAACGGAAAGGCTCACCTAAACAATTGGTGCAGCCTAATGGAGCGCAAAGGAAATAAGGTCATCGGAGCAGAGTCCGTTCACACGGACTAATTAACAACTAAAACTTAAGATATGTTACAACTGAAAGCAGAATACCACTTAAAGAATGAAGTGTATGGAATTGATGAGAAGTTTGAGGTTGACAGAAGATATGTAGCACCGATGGTACAAGATGAAGAGTTCCTTAGCTTTTGTAATGAGTCTATGCTAGGTAGCGTTAATCAAGAGATTACAAAACGATTGTACGATTTATTTTGGGTGAGAGATTGGGAAACAGAATACGAGGCTATGAGGAAGATTTGCCTTGTAGACTCTATTAAAGAAATTAAGATAACTAAAAACTAAGATATGAAAGATTCAAACAGATTGATAGCAGGATTTATGGGGTTAGAGACATCTGACGAAATGAGTTACCACGAATCGTGGGATTGGTTAACTCCGGTCGTGGAGAAGATTAACAAGCTAGGTTATACTACTGAGAAGAATTACCAACCTGAGGATGGTGATTGGCAGTTTAGAATAATCAAACACGAGAGCGATTCTTACAGACAATTCAGCGAATACGGAGACACAAGTATAGAGGCTTGTTATTTAGTTGTTATCAAATTTATTAACGACCACAACAGAAACTAAGGATATGGAGATTTCGCGAGACACATTAAAGCTACTGCTTGACGAGATACTAGCAAGCAAGAAAGAAATTGACAGACTTAACCTAGAAATCTTTGAAATTACAGAGACTGCGGTAGAGTATTCAAGAAGAGGTATAAAAATTCATTCAGAAAAACGATAGACATGGAAAAGCAATTAAGATTACTAGCTAAGAGATTACAAGAAGAAGGTGCTGATGTATCTGTATACGATGATGGAGCGATGGAACGAGCTGTTAAGTACGGAATACAAGACTGCATGCAAAGGATAGGAGAACACCTTGAAGAGGTTCTTAATATGGATGATGAACAATTAAAAAATGCCTAAGATGAGGAATAACATAGAACGATGGAGACAATCACTGAAGCAAGCAATTGCAAGTGGTGATTTAGTATACGCTATGCACTGCGATGAGATGATTACTAAACTAAAACAAGACTAAGATGAAGAATTCAAACAGATTGATAGCGGAGTTTATGGGACATAACCTAGGCTTAGATGGTGATGGAAAAGGAGACCCACAGAGCAGAATATACGAAACAGAACTAGGTACTATTGACTTAGAAGATGCTTATAGTACGTGGAATTGGTTAATGCCGGTTGTTATTAAGTGTAAGTCATCTAGCGATTACTCAGACTCTAATTGGGAGAGCATATACTTTTCATTAGAAGAGTGTAGTGTTGCCGCTACCTACAAAGTTGTGGTAGAATTTATCGAAGACTACAATGAAGCTAGAGAGCCTAAGATTATAACATATACTGATACTAGGGAAGCCGCCACAAGATGCGTTAACGACCTTATAAAGCAAGGCTACTTAAAAAACTCTAGTAATCCTTATTTTGATGTTCAAGATTTGATACAAGATGAGATGAACTACATACTAGGGTTAAACCTAGATGATAATTTCGGAGTAAAGATAACTAGAAACTAAGATATGAAGGGTAAAGAAGAAATAGAAGACTACGTAAAGCAACGAGTAATCGAGGAGTTGGAGAAAGCAGCATATACTAATAAAGGAGTTGATGGTTGGTATAAGGTTTCAAGATATGTAGACGAAAGAATCAAAGAACTAAAACAAGACTAAGATATGAGATATTGTAAGAGTACTATATACTTTGCTACTAATGGAGCGAGTACAGACAAAGCCACAGACAAAGCAGTAAGCCTTCTAGGTGGTTACACGCTTGGTGAACATAAAGGTGGATGGGAAAGTCAAGGAATCATCGTAGAAGAGAATTCCTATACGTTAACCATCATCACTCCGGAGTCAAGAAGTGCAGAAACAACAGAGTTAGCGATGTACATCAAGTCAGAGTATAAGCAATCAGAAGTTTGGGTTACAGAAGAAGAAATAAAAAACACAATCTTTTAACCATTTGCTTGTGTATGTCTAATTTTTGTCTTATATTTGTATAACTAATAACAACAAGGGATATTAACAGAGTCCGGCTGAACGGACTAATAAAGATAAGATTATGGTAGGAAGACTACAAGAGATTATAAACGCTAAGAAGCTACTAGAGGATGAAGGTTATCAGTCACCGAGACTAAAGCCTACTCAGAGCAGGATAGATGGAGATAGAAAACGCTTAATGGCTTTAGTTAACCATTTAGCTATTCAAATCACAGAGATGAATTACGGATTTGATGGCTACATAGATGGTAGCTTTGAATTAACAGACGAAGCTAAAGAATTCTATAGCGAGAGATACGATGAATATGAAAACTTAATTAAAGGACTATGAGAAAGGTAACGATTACAGAGAGAAGAGTTTACTACAAGGTAGAAGAGATTATAGTCGATGTACCTGATAGTATACCGAGAGAAGATATTGATGATTGGTTACTAGGTAATGATTCTTGGGAAACAGAGTTAGACAGAAAGTTTAACGATGAAAATTTAGATATGGGATTAGGACTAGATGAATGCGATGGTATGAATGAGCCGGAATCAAGCGCAGAAACAAGATTTGATGTTGAGAACGAACAATACGGCGGACACTTATAAAGATAAGATTATGAAAGACAGAACAGATTTACCGCCATTTGAGGATGAACAAGGATACGTTATCCCTCAGAGAGATATTGATGCAGTAGCTAGCGAAGTATTAGACGTATGTATGGACACCATTAACGACCTTATGCACGATTACGATAGTGACTTATCAGAGTACGATAAAGACACCTTAAGAGATGAAGTATTAATCGCTTTAAAGCAAAAAATAAACGGATGAAAAATGTATATCTAATTTACTGCCTAATAGGTGGTTACAAATATGTGCAGAGTGTATTCTCTAGCAAGAAAAAAGCCTTCGCTAACCTGAAGGAGATTAGGTTAGAGGTTGAGAGTCACGGAACTGAAGTGAACGAACAAGACACTAGCATTTATGTTATGGGAGGAATTCGTTGGACTAACGATAACAGCCAAGTATGTTCTACGTACATCGCTAAAGAATACCTAAGATAATGACTAGGGAAGAAGAGATTCAGGTGTACACTCAGTTTAGAATTGAAGCACTTGAGAATAGAGTGAAGGAGTTAGAGAAGCTCACAAGCGGAGACTACTCCATTAACTTTTGGGGAGCGATAGACATTACAAATAAGTTTCATTGCACTAATGAAGAAGCTAAGGAAGTCTTAGATTCAGTGATTAATGGAGACTATATAAGTAACGAGATATCAGAGATGATAGACATAGAGTGTGGCAAACTTAACCTTAAAGAAAAAGAAGATGAAAATTGATTTTAGCCAAGTAACCGAAGTAGAAGTAGATGGAATTGATACTGCAGACTATCCTGATTTCTGCGATGCGTTTATATCAGGATTTTTATACAAAGGGAAAGAAGCCACGGAAGAAGAACTAGATACAATAAACGAAGATGGAGATTTCGTCTACGATTGTGTACAAGACTCCTTATACTAATGGGAACTCATTTAACTATTGGCTATCTGCAATCTAAGATGATTCGGATGCCGCTGAACCTAAACCACGATTGGAATAGAGATATTAACAACTGCAGTACTACTCAGAAAGTTATTGACTACATATTAGACAATGGAACTACTGATGAACATTGGAGAGTGCTACACACCATCAAAACCATTAACGACATAAACAGAACCTCATGAATAAGCCAAAGAAAACCGTATTCCTTCACGACAACAGAAGAAAGAAGAAGGGTGGATACACCGACATGAACGCAGAAGAGAAATTAGAGTATCTAAGAATCAAAAGAGAATCATATGCCGTTAGAGACAAGCTAAAGACCACTACTCTAAAGGATTCTAAGTCTGTCTACCTTAATAATTGGCAGCTAGTAATGGGATTAAGCATATAGAGTCCGCTCACACGGACTAATTATTTCGGTAAGCTTAATGGAGAAGCGATTGTGAAACACCAATAGAAGTAGGTTCGATTCCTATACCGATAGCTAAAAGAGAGCAAGCCGCTTGAACGCTGCATCTAAAGTCCTCGCCATCATTACTACTGCTTGAGTGGGTAATTCATCTAGGCGAGGCACTTATAGAGTAGATTGAGACTACTTGAAATAAACTCACGAGTGCACCATACGAGAATTGGGCATAACAACTCTTAAGCTTAGCACTTAAACTACGAATCAGAAGGTGGGGATTGGTTTCTGATTAACACAAGGATTGTCACAGTTGGAGCTGTGAACTCTCAGCGGAGGGTACTATTGGCAGCAATCAGTAGTAAGGTGGTTCGATTCCATCATCCTTGACTAGTACGACCGGTGGTAGCGTGATAGCCATCAATTAATTCTAATTTTGGGATTTAAAAGTCAGCGTGGGGACGATGGGGATTGTCCTCACCATGGACTAACTAAAACAAAACTAAGATGGATGAATCACAAACGATAACTTTAGACATTTCAGATAACGACCTTAAATCACAAGTTGAGAGGTATGCTAAACAAAGAGGTGTAGAGGAGCTAGAAAATGTCATAGATATGATTGACAGTATGTATGA